TGGCCCGACACCCCGTCCCTTTTTCACAAAAGCACGTGCAAAAAAGCCCTTATTTACAATGCCCAGTCAAACCGACATCGCCACGGCCCTCGGCCTAACCCGCCAACGCGTCTCGGTCCTGGTTAAGAACGGGATGCCGATTGACTCGGTCGACGCGGCGACTGCGTGGCGTCAGGCGCAGGTCGATGGACGCACCCGGCGCATGGCTGGCGTCACGATCGCCTCGCTGAACGAGCATAGCCTCGACGACATCCTTGGACAGCAGCACGTCCTAGTTGCCTCAGCTCGTACCGCGTACCGTAACGCCATCGAGTCGGGCGACCAGTCGCAGGGCAAACTCCAGACGGCGTTCAACCAAGCGCTTAAGACTCTGCTGTCCCTCGAGGACGAGCAAAAGAAGCGGGCCCTGGCTAACGGTGAATACATCTCCAAGGCTGAGGCCGCAACGGCGCTGAAGACTCTGATCGGCGAAATCCTTGCCGCCCTCGACGACTTGCCGACGGACGTGGCAGAGCGGTGCAATAAGGCGAACCCTGCTCAGGCCATCAAGCCGTTGCAGGACTGGGTGCGGAAGACACGCGAAGCCATCTCACTTAATGATCCTTTCCCCGAAGACGCTTGAACTGGTAGCCCTAGGCCGTGAGGCCATGAGGCCGACGACGAGCGGTGACCCGGTGGAGTGGCTTGAGCGTAACGTCTCGGAGATACCCGACTCGCACCTCAAGGGTGCGTTCCGTAACGAGCGGATGCCGTGGGTCGGTGACGCGGTAAGGTATATCGTCCACCCCGAGGTCCGACAGGTTCTGCTTCCTTGGGCAATTCAAGCCGGCAAGTCTGCGGCGCTTCGTCTATCGACGGCCTACTTCATCGCCAACGACCCGGGCAATATGCTGATGCTTCAGATGAACCAGGACGAAGCCGACGACTTCTTTCTACGCCAGTGCCGTCCGCTCTTCGATGCCATCCCAGAGGTCGTTAAGCGCAAGAAGCCCGACGATATGCCACGCTCGTCGGTGGGCGATTACCAGCGTATGATTATCTATTGTAGGTCAGCACATACGAAGACCAGCCTTCAACGAATTACCACGAAATACGTTTTTGGTGATGAAGTATGGCGTTGGCCCAAGGGTCACATGGAAGAAGCTATGGGACGCACGACCCAGTTCTCTTGGAACAGCAAGCACGTCTTTGCCAGCCAAGGCGGGACGCCCACGGACGACTTCCATCAGCTGCTCGAACAGCCATCGACGAACATTCACGACTGGTCTTTCAACTGTCCGAAGTGCAACACGCTACAGCCTTACGACTGGAGTTTCGTCCGCTTCCCTGAGGACGCTAAGGACGGCGACGAGTGGGACGTGGCTAAGGTCAAAGCGGGTACGACCTACGAATGTCGGTCCTGCAATCACCGCCATACGGACAGCCGCGAGACGCGTTACGAGCTAAACCTTGGCGGCAAGTTCGCACCCCGAGAGCCGGGCAAGTCTATCGAGCGCGTGGGCCTGCACCTCAACGCCCTGGCTATGATGTCTTGGGGCGAGTTAGGTCGGATGATGCTCGAGGCCAAGCGGGCCTCCGTGATCTACGGGGACGAGGAACCCCGACGCATCTTTAAGCAAAAGAGATTAGCCCTAGCCTATTCCGAAGAGTCGGGCACCATGCTTGCTCCCGTCAACGCGTCTGACTACGCCCTTGCCGACGACTGGGCCGAGGAGGCGGTGATTACCCCTAAGGCTCAAATCGCCACACGCGAGAACGCCCCCGCTGGCAGCATCCCTTTCCGTACAATGGGCATCGACGCTCAACGTAAGGGCGGCCTTCACTTCTGGGCAACCGTGCGCCGCTGGAGCCGTAACGGGCAAAGCCGTCTGATGGCCTTTGAGAAGGTCGAGACTTGGACAGGCCTCGACGACCTAGCCCGAAAGCACGGCGTCCATAAAGCCCTCATCGCCGTTGACTCAGGAGACCAGACTCAAGCCGTCTACGCCGAGTGTTGCCGGCGAGGTTGGAAGACTACCAAGGGCTCGCACCTCGACGACTTTGCGGTGACTTCGTCAAACGGACAGACGACCCGCCGCTTCTACTCCGACCCTCAGGCTATGATTGTGCCAGGGCAAGCCCAGCGAGTTTCGTTTATTGTCTTCTCCGTGCCTGCAGCCAAAGACCTCCTGCACGGACTACGGGTCCGCAAACTCCACACCTACCCCCGTGACGCGGTCGAGGACTACGCCAAGCAGCTGAACTCCGAGGTCCGCGTAAAGGACAAGCGGACGGGTCGCCCGATGTGGATACTTCCGCAAGGCGTCCTCGACAACCACGCTCTCGACTGCGAGGTCATCGCCCTGCTCCTAGCCGTGCGCTGGGGCGTCGTCGGTCGGGAGGCTACGACCACGGAAGCCGAAGCACCTACAACTTGACACCGTGCCCAACTCTATCACTTTAAATGCAAGCGAGTCGGGGGTTTGTGGGGACCTACATTGGCTTGGAGGTTCGGATCGTTGGCCCTCGGCTCGCCCCCTTTCGTTCCAAGAGATGCAAGTTTAACATGGCATCCGGCATCTTTATCGGCCTCACGGAGTGCGAACTCTTGGCAATCCGTACCAAGGCGGTCTCTATGATTACCGAAGGAAAGACGCTCATGTCCTACTCGGACAGCGGCTCGTCTGCATCCAAGTCGTTTGCCATGCCACCGAAAGAGATGCTTGCCGAGGCTCAGTACGCCCTCGGTATCCTCGACCCTCAGCAGTACCCGGGCTCGGTTCGCATGACGGTGGGTCGGACGAATTGGAACAACCCAATCCGTAACTAATTTATGACAGTCAAAAAGCGTCTACCCATCAAGGCCCGCAAGGGAACCCCGAAGCCCGAGGCCTCCGCTGGCGGCTGGCAAAGCACGGGGCTTACTCGCCTCCGCTTAGGGCAGTACGGCGCCCAACCGCGTGACCTCCGCCGCGACCTCTCGCCGTTCGACCGCCTGTCGATGGTCCGTAAGTGTCGCTGGGCTGAACGCAACAGCGGGCTCTTTAATCAAATCCTGAACGACCTCACGCTCTACACCGTGGGTGACGGCATCAAGCACCAGTCCCACGCATCAACGCCCGAGGCTCGTGAAGCCTATAACGATTACTTTAATGAGTGGGCTAAGAAGTGTGATATCACCGGCCGCTTTTCGTTTAACCAAGTTCAGAACATCCTCCTCCGCGGTATGCTCCGCGACGGCGACTCCTTTGCCGTAAAGACCCGCAACGGTTTTGACGTGCCCAAGCTGCAGATCATGGAGTCGCACCGAGTCGGTGACCCTTTGTCTCCAGACGTATGCCCGCCCGGTATGCATGACGGCGTTCAGTTCGGCCCCTACGGTGAACTCGCTGGGTTCTCAATCTATCGCTCAGACGGCTCTGCCCGTTACGTTATCTCCAACGCGGTGATGCACGTCGTCGACCAGGAGTGGGCCAGCGGAGCCCGTGGCATCCCTATCCTTCAGAGCGCCGTCAACTCAGTGCAGGACGATATGGACGTGCGTCTCCTTGAAATACTCGCCATGAAGGACCACGGCGACGTCACCCGCGTCCTCAAAAAGACAGGCGGCTTTATGCCGACCGACATGGGTGCGGAACTAGGTCAGTCCACCCCTCTCACGCAGGGCCAGCAGTACGCTTCGATGGGTGGCAAAATCCTTGCCCTCGAGCCCGGCGAAGACCTCCAGCTCCTTGCCTCTAACCGCGGCAGTCAGGCTATCGGCTTCCTACAGGAACTTGAGCGGGACATCGTCCGCGTCCTCCCGTACGAGTTCGTTTCCGACCCTTCCAAGATTGGTGGGGCTTCCGTTCGCTTAGTAACCGCCAAGGCTGGTCGAGTCTTCGGCAAGTATCAGTCGGTTATTATCACGACCCTGTGTCAGCCGACTTGGGGCTACGTCATCGGTCAGGCAATCGCCAACGGCGAACTTCCCGACGATGAGTCTTGGACCGAAGTCTCGTGGACGACACCGAAGAGCGTGACGGTGGACGGTGGACGCGACTCGGCTAACGACCGCGACGACCTCCGCATCGGCCTTCTGTCCTTCTCTGAAATCTACAATCAGCGCGGGATGAACTTCGAGGAAGAGGCTGAAATCAAAGCCCAGAACGTCCGCTATCTCTTGGACCTCTCCAAGACCTACGGCGTCCCCTTCGAGACCCTGTCTAATCTGCTCATCAATACCGCTCCAGGTACTGTCGAGCAAACCTCCTCCAGCCCTCAGCCTAGCGCTGAAACCGATACCTCTTCCTAAAATGCGTTTCCTACTCAACGGCCTGAACGGTCGTGAAGCCCTCCTCATCGACCCTGCTAAGGCTAACGATCACCGCGTCCTTGCGGAGAAGTTCGGCTTTACGGATATGCTGGCCCAGCTCTTCGGCGAAGTTCCGAAGGCCTATATCGCTGAGGACGGCACGGGCGTCATTCCGATTGCCGGCGTGATTGGCAAGAGCCTCTCGCCCCTCGAGAAGATGACTGGGGCCGTGGACGTCTCTGACATCGCCGACACCATCGACGAATACTGCATGAACCCACAAGTGACCCGCATCGCCTTCCAAGTCTCATCCCCTGGCGGTACGGTCACAGGCGTTGAGGAACTCGCCAACAAGGTCCGCAATATTGCCAAGCCGACGATGTCCTACACCGACACTGAGATGGCAAGCGCCGCTTACTGGGTTGCCGCCGCAGCTGATAAAGTCGTCGCCTCCCCCTCTAGCACCGTCGGTTCTGTGGGCGTCTATATGGTCGTCGCCGACTACTCGGAAGCCGCCAAGGCCGAAGGCATTAAGATGATTGTCATCAAGGCTGGTCAGCACAAGGCCATCGGCGTACCCGGTGCTGAAGTGACCGATGCCCATCAGGCCCACCTTCAGGAAGGGGTCGACGAAATCCACGCCGACTTTAAGGCCGCCGTCCTCCAGACCCGCAAACTCGTCAAGGCCGAGGACATGGAAGGCCAAGTCTTCTCTGGCAAGCAAGCCGCCCAGCGCGGTCTCGTTACTGGCCTTGCGGACTCGTTCAACGAAGCGGTCGCCACGTGGGCAGAGAACAGCATCGCCCCTGCCCCTGCCGTCCCTGCTAAGAAGAAGTAATCTTATGCCCGAAATCATCATCACCGACATCGACGGCACCATCCTTGACGCGGGCCAGCCCGTCCAGCGCGTCATTGACTACATCAAGGCCGAAGGCTACCCAGTCGTCATCCTCACCGCCCGTGCTGAGTCTGAGCGGGACAGCACGATTGAAGACCTCAAGGCTACTGGCCTAGACTATATTCGCCTTGTCATGAACGGCGGAGACGCCCCTGCCCCTGCCTACAAGGCCGGCGAAGTTAAGAAGCTGCTCGACGAGGGCTTTGACCCAGACGTCTTTATCGACAACGACGCTGCCAACCGTGAGGCCGTTGCCGCCTTAGGGGTAGAAGTCGCCGACCCTGCCGACCTTAACGCTGAAAGCGAAGCCTCCGAAGACGAAGTCGAAGAGGAAGATATGATGAGCAAGGCCTTTGCCGTTTCCACTAAGAGCAAAGTC